ACTACAATTTGAAAATATTAATAGCTTGTGAATTTTCTGCAACAGTAAGAGAGGCTTTTAAAAAAAAAGGTCATGATGCTTGGAGTTGTGATATTGAACATACTGAAATAGATGGTAATCACATACAAGATGATGTTTTAAAAGTTATAAATAATAATTGGGATATGATGATTGCACACCCACCATGCACTTATTTATCAAAAGCTGGTGCAAGATGGTTATATCAAGGTGGTATAATAAATGAAGAAAGATATGAAAAAGGACTGAAAGCTAAAGAATTTTTTTTAAAATTATTAAATGCAGATATTCCAAAAATAGCAGTCGAAAACCCCACACCATTAACTATATTTAATTTACCAAAACCAAGCACTTATGTTCAACCTTACGAATACGGACACCCATATAGTAAAAAAACTTTACTATGGTTAAAAAATTTAAACGCATTACTACCTACTATGATTGTTTCGTATTATAAACCATTTTTACCAAGTAATACTGGTGGAAAAAAAAAAGGACAAAAACACACCTTTAGAAGTATTACACAAAAAGAATCAACAAAAACTTTTTCAGGAATAGCTAAAGCTATGGCAGATCAATGGTCAAATTTTAAATGAACACCATAACAATTCCTTATAAGCCTAGAGAATTACAACAACAAGTTCATAAGAACTTAAAAAGATTTAATGTATTAGTCTGTCATAGACGTTTTGGTAAGACAGTGCTGACAGTCAATGAGCTGATTAAGAAGTGCTTACAATGTCCTCTACCAAGACCTCGATATTATTATATAGCACCGACATACAGTATGGCGAAAAGAATAGCTTGGGATTATCTCAAGTATTACACTTCTGTTTTGCCGAATATGGATTATCACGAGACCGAACTAAGAGCTGAACTCCCTAATGGTGGTAGAATACAATTACTCGGTTGTGAACGACCACAAACCCTCAAAGGATTGTATATCGATGGTGTTGTATTAGATGAGGTAGCTCAGATGCCACCAAAAATGTGGACTGAAGTAATACGACCAGCACTATCGGATAGAGAGGGTTTTATGATTGCGATTGGTACGCCTCAAGGACATAACTCTTTCTTTGATTTGTATAATCATGGTATGCACAATGATGGTTGGTATGCTACAAAATTTAAAGCATCAGAGACGAAGGTTGTCAAAGAAGAAGAATTAGCCGAAGCAAAAAAATTAATGCCTCCTGAAATATACGAGGCAGAATACGAGTGTAGTTTCGAAAGCTCCGCAATCGGAGCTATCTATTCACAAGGTCTTAATAAGGCAGACGAAGATGATAGAGTAACATCTGTACCTTATGATCCTACGTTAAAGGTATCTACCTTTTGGGATTTAGGAATGGCAGATAAAACTGCTATATGGTTTGTGCAACAAAAAGGAACTGCCATACACCTTATTGATTATTTTGACGATAGTGGCGAGTCATTAGAATACTATGCTTCTATCCTACAAGATCGAGGATATGTGTACGACACACACTACCTTCCTCATGACGCCAATGTCCGAGAAATCGGAACAGGTAAATCACGAGTAGAAATCGCACAGAGTTTAGGTCTATCGACCAGTATTGTACCCAAGATGAGTATAGACGATGGAATTAACGCAGTCAGAATGACCTTATCACGATGTTATTTTGACTTTGAAAAGACAAAAGAAGGATTAGATGCCCTCAGACAATATCGTTGGGCAGTCAATGACAGAGGAGAAAGCAAGAATAGACCACAGCACGATTGGACATCGCATAGTGCTGACGCATTTCGCTATTTATGTACTGGATTACAGGAAACGAAAAACTGGTCTACGCAGATTAATTATCCGAAGCTAGGAATTGTATAATGAAATTAACAAAAGAAAGATTAAAAGCACTTATATCGCAAGAGATTACAAACTCTCTTGGTTTTTATGGGGGTGAGTTATCTTCGCAACGTAAAAATGCACTAAAATTTTACTTAGGAGAGCCTCTCGGTAACGAAGTAGAAGGTCAATCACAAGTCAGATCACAAGATGTATTAGAAGTTGTCGAAAGCATACTACCAAGTATGATGAGAATCTTTACACAGGGCGAAAGTATTGTCAGATTTGAACCTCAAAAGCCTGAAGATGTAGAATATGCTGAACAATCATCAGATTACATCAATCATATCTTTAACAAAGACAATAATGGCTACCAAATCTTGCATACAATGTTCAAAGATGCTCTTATTTCTAAAAATGGCTTCGTAAAATACTACTGGAAAACAGATAAAGAGCAAAAACAAGAGTCGTATGAAAATTTAACCACTGCTGAGTACCAAGCAATACTTGCAGATCCTGAAGTAGAGGTTGTAGAGGTTGAAGATACTGATAATGAACTTGATATTGCTGGACAAGACTTTACGGAACAGACTTATAACGTCACTGTTAAGCGTGTGAAAGAATATGGTCGTGTTTGCATTGAGAATGTAGCACCTGAAAGTATTTTAGTAAGTAAAACAGCAAACAGTTTAGATGATTGTAACTTTATTGGACAACGAGTTTTTAAAACAAGATCAGAATTAATCAGTATGGGTTTTGACAAAAAGATTGTCAATGAACTACCAGTAGCTGATGAAGAAATTTATAACACAGAGGCTGTTACAAGAAGATCGTATGACGATGAGACAATGCCTCAAGAATATCAAAATATTGATCCTTTATTGACACGAGTATCAGTCATTGATTGCTACATGAAGTGTGATTATGATAACGATGGAATTGCAGAACTAAGACACATTGTTGTGGGTGGATCAGCACCCAATGCTTATCACATCTTAGAGAATGAACCAATAGAGCAAATACCTTTTGCGATGGTAACTGCTATCCCTATGCCACATAGGTTTTATGGTTTATCGATCTATGATTTAATTGGCGATGTGCAAGAGATTAAGACTACCCTCCTAAGGCAAACTCTTAATAACGCCTATCTACAAAACAATGCTCGTACTGTTGTAGTAGATGGACAAGCAAACATAGACGATCTCCTTACTTCCAGAGCTGGGGGGATAGTACGAGTCAAGTCTCCCAATGCAGTCACCCCCCTAGCTTCCCCTAACTTTATGAGTCAAGGATTAGCGATGTTAGACAAAGTAGATAATATTCGTGAGTCACGATCAGGTGTATCAAAAGTTCAAATGGGATTAGATGCCGATCAAATCAATAAATCACATACAACTGCAAGTAGTACCAATGTGATGATGAACGCATCAACACAACGAATAGAACTCTACGCAAGAAATTTTAGTGAAGGTATTAAAAGAATGTTTCAAGGTATCTTGACATTAGTTTGTAAATACCAAGATCAAGAAAGAATAATTAAATTACGCAATAAATTTGTACCGATGAACCCTCGAGAGTGGGTAGATCGTTACAATGCAACAGTACAAGTTGGACTCGGTACAGGTTCACAAGATCAACGACTCGAAGTATTAGGTCGTGTTTTGGCAGTACAAGAAAAACTAATCGGTGCTGGTGGTATGGGTATTGTCGATCCTCAAAAGATTTATAACACTCTAGAGAAATATTTAGAAAATGCTGGGTACAAAGATGCAAGTCAATTTTTTAACAATCCTCAAGTCAATCCTCCAAAACCACAACCGAAACAACCTGATCCAGCAATACAACTAGCTCAAGCAGATTTACAAAGACAACAAGCAAAAGATCAAGCAGAATTACAACTCAAAGCACAAAAGTTAGAACTCGATCAACAAAAATTAGCATCACAATTAATTAAAGAAGATGACGCTAAAGATACACAAAAAGAAAAACTAGCAACACAAATATTACAGCAAGGAATTAAAAGATAATGGCAACCCCTAATATGCCTTCTTCGGCACAAGATATTATTAATAACTTTTTATCAGGTGGATATGCAAGTGAAGCACAAGCTAACCCCTACAGAGTAGATGTCGATCCTTTTCGACCACCTACTGATACACCTCCTGATACTCCTGAAAATGATCCATGTCCTGAAGGTTATGTTTATGATCCAGTAATTCAAAGTTGCGTTCCGATTGATGAAGAGAGAGATCCACAAGAGGGTGATAGTGATAACAATACTACTTTAGATCCTAATCAAGTTCTTTTTAATAAAATGAAAAAAGATCCAACAACTATTTTTGGTGCTTCTAATATTTTAAGTGACTATGTTCTCGATAACAAAGATGGAAATATTATTTTAAAATTTGATCCAAAAGCAAAAGCACCACCTCCTTTTTTTGGTTTAGGTATATTTGATTATTTAACAGGTGGAGCTGATAGACGACAAACAGATTTTACAACAGGTATGCAATCCTACATGGATCAAGGTTATGGACA